AGATATTCTTGATTCTGAGATATTGTCTCAGATGAGGACTTTTATCAATGATCCTAAAAGGAACCGGCCGCAGGCAGAAAAGGGTAAAAAGGATGATCTTATTTTTGCGCGCGCGATAGCCGGAATGGTAAGGCTTTATTATCCATACGTTTCAAGAAGGTCAATTCAGGAAGCAAGAGATAGCTATTTATCTAAACAGAGGCCCAAGGTAAATCAGGGCTATGGTTTTAAAAGAGGATAACATGAGTGATAACGGAGAACCAAAAAAAGAAGTAACTAATGAACCGAAGGTTATTATAAAAATTATTCTTAACCCAGACGGATCCTTTGAAATGAAGTCTGCTTTGCAGCCGCCTATGGTGAATTGGATTTTTGATAGAATAAAACAGGACATTCTAAGCAGGGAAAATGAACCTAAGAAAATTATACAGGCGCCAAGCGGCGGCATAATGAATTTTGCTAGGAGGTTTAAAAAATGAGCGATTTATCTAATATGCACGATATGGGCGAAGAGAGAGAACAGATGACCGTAGCAGAAGGAGGAAAAGAAACAAAGGAAAAAACAAAACATTATCCGACAACTTATGTTTCATCTGAAAAGATTCCCGAGATAGAAGATTTTGAAGTTGGGGATGAAGTTGAGGTCGTTTCCGTAAATAAAATTATCGGAAAAAACATCCGTGAAAAAGGAGATAAAAAGACTACCGAGGTGACTCTCGAAATCAAAAAAATGGGAGTTATCTATAAGGGCGATAAAAAGAAACAGAGAGAGATGGGTGTTGATGGAAAAAGATTTAAGGAAATGAAAGAAAAGGGAATGACATAATATGGAAAAAGAAAAAATTGAAGTTGAGATAATAAACAGTAAAAAGATTGTTGAGAAGATTGAGGAGACGCCTTTGTCCGCAACTTCATGGCTCAACCTTAATCTATCCGACGAGAAATTACAGAAGATTGCAGATAATATTCTCAATGAGATTGAGACGATAGAGACGGATAGAGGCCCTCTGGCAGAAAAGATTAAAGAATATCGTAATCAATACGATCAGATTGTCGAAGAGACCTCCATGCCATTCCCCGGGGCTTTTAATCTATGTGTTCCTCTTACGCCTAAAAATGTTGACGCGTGTGTTTCTCAGACTGAGGAAGCCTTTGAAGACGTTGATCCGAAATGGACCGTAGAGACTCCTCCTGATAAAAGCCTTATTCCTGCGAGAGATATGCAGGAGAAAATTTTAGATTATTATTCTGATACCGAAATGGAGGATCTTGAGGCATGGACTAAAATTTATCAGGACGCTTTTCTTTTGGGGACAGGTTGGTTATGTATGATTTTCAAAAGAGAATATATCAAGGTCAGGGATTTTGTAGAATATACTACAATAGAACAGTTCCGAAAAGATTATCCCGATGATTATTTAAAATACCCAAAATATCTTGAGGCACTTGCTAAAGGTGAAATGGTCAAACTTGTTGTGGAATATAAACAAGAAGTATGCCGAAGCCCCAAGCCGGAACATGCCGAGTGGGAAGATATTTATGTTCCTGTAAATACCAATGGTTTAGCAGGTATGCTCAAGGCAAGGCTTGTCGCCCGTTATGTTCCTATGCGTTGGGAGGAGATTTATGAGAACGAGGAGAATGGAGATTATAGAAAAGGTGTTTCAGAAAAGCTGAAATATAATTTAGCTAAGGATGGATCTTCGACAACAGAGGTTGATCCTACTTATCTTAAGAAAGTTTACGATACATTTGAGGTCATGTATTTCGTTGACATTGATAGCGATGATTTTGAGGAAAGATGTTTATTTAATATCGAGAAGAGCCATAAGTTAGGATTAAGAGATATTCGTTATCCCTATAATCATAGCAGGCCTTACGCGATTCCGTATTCCATCCAGAATACACGCAAAGGTATTTATCAACCCGGGTTGGGTGAGAAGTTACAACCGCTTAATATCGCTTTAAACGCGATCCTCAATCATGTCTTAAATTCTTCTATGATCGCTAATGCCCTTTCGCTTAAAGTCAGGAGCGGTTCAGATGCGGTAAGGGCTATTTATGAACATCAATGGTACCCGGGCTCCATTTTAGAATTAATGAATTTAGATGATGTCCAGCAGTTTACATTTAACACACCAAATTTAAGTTCTCTTATAAACCTCTTCGTACTTGTCGAAAGATTCGGACAGGATGTTTCAGGTTTAGTTAATTATCTTTTAGGCCAGGAAAGCGAAGAGGACCCGCAAGCGCCGGCGTCAAAGACGATCGCTTTAATGAGGAAGTCTGAAATAAAGCTTCGGCGTTATATTAAAAATTTAAAGCGTTCAAACAATGAAGCTGGCTATCAGGCATTAAGGCTGATTTATCAGTATATTCCGAAAAAGAGGATAGCAAAGATTCTCGGAATGGAAGAAGAAACAGTTACGGAATTATTCCAGACGCCTCTTAAGGCTATAACACAAAGTTCAGGCTTTGCCATAGAGAAGATGTTTGAGAAAAGAGATAATATGGGGATGGTTCAAGGACTTTTTAAAGAACCTCTCGTTGCTAGAGATCCAAAACGCAGGGCAAGAGCATGGAGAGTTATCGCTAAAGATTATGGATCTAACTGGGATAAGAAAATAGATCTTATTTTACCGACGGAACAGGAAATAACCGCGGAGGAAGAAAAGAAGAAAAAGGAAATTCAGGATAAAAAATCTTCTGTTGTAAAACAAACGGCCCAGAAAGTGTTAGAAGAGGGCGGCTCAGAAGAAGAGGCGCGAGAGGCAGGCTTAAAAGCAGGGAGAAATTTTGATACCATGCTTGCGCAACAGGAACAGGAAACAAAGGAGAAAGAATGATACCAGATTTAGGAAAAATTCTCAAAGGCTATAGTCCTTTCAAGAAATTAACTGAAGAAGAAAAATCATCCTTTAAAGAAATGGAGCAATCCGTTAAAAAGGATATTAAGGAATTTTCCAAACTTGCCAAAGAGCTTTATGATGATAACCGATATAAAAAATTAAAAATTGAATTTAAAAGGATATATGAGCAGAATTTGAAACTTATTATATTTTTTGACTGTGATGATCCAAATAAATATCTTATGAAAATGCGAGGATACCAGATACAGTTAAGGACTCTAAAGAGCATTTTTGATACGCCAGAGGGATTCATAAAATCAGATGAGGCATTAGAAAAGAAAAAATAAACCTTTAGCCCGATCAGCTTTAGGTACCCAATATGTAATAGAAGCCTTGTTCCTACCGGTAGGGGGAATAAGGCTTTTTTATTGGGATGAAAGGAAAAATGTTAATAAGAACAAATACAAGAAAAGATATTGTCAGGCGGCAGAAGATGATTATTAACCATGTGGATAGAAAGTCCAGGACCCATGATGGGACATCGCCTGTCATGAGATCCGTCATGAAAGATTATGAAAAAGTCTGTAGGGACGGCAAGTTACTTAAAAGCAGAGCTGTCTTAAGATAGATTTCTCGGGTCCTGTTTACCCGTTAATAAACAGATGGTTCGTGCGTACCAATTAAACGCGGCGTAAAAGGAGGAAAAGATGTTGACACAGCAAGAATGGGATGTTTTATCACCAGAAGAACAGACAAAAAGGCAGTCTGAAAAGCCAGCCTCTCCGGCTCCGGAGGTAAAAGAGGATGTCGTTATTATTGATGGCAAACCAAGACCGCTTAAGAATTATTTGTCTGAGATTACCAGGAAAGTAACCGAGGATGTTAGGCGTGATTTAACTCCTGCGTCTCCTCAACCTGCGGTAGAGAAAGCAACTTCGACGGATTTTACAAAACAGATTTTGCTTGATGCTGAAAGGGAGATGGAAGAAACGGGTCAGGTTGTTCCTGTTAATACTATTCTGCGCTTGATAAGTCAAGGATCTCAATATCATATAAGAGAAGCGATGGGATCTTCAAAATCAGCTCAAAAGATGGTTAAAGAAGTCAGGAAAGAGCTGAAGAGTCAGTATAAAGACTTTGGAGAATACGAGGATGAGTTCGATGAAATCGTTGACAATATCGAACCAAAATTTGTTACCAAAGATGGCTTGAAGATTGTATTTGATTCTCTTCGTGGTAAGAGACTTGACGTTATTATCAAGAAGAAAGAAGAAGCAGCGACAAAAAAAGCAGAAGAGGAAAGAAGGATAATTGGTGATACATCCGAAGGAACTGCTGCGGCATCTAAACCAAAAAGTGTGAAGTTAACAGAAGAACAAGCAAAAGAAATGAAGGATATGGGCTTTGAAACAGAAGAGGACTATTTGGGACGTCTTGAAAAGAAACGCGCCGTCGCGAAAAAACAAGGCGCGAAGAATGTCCCTGAGACCATAGCCGAAAGGTTTGTTTTTTAAAAACAGGAGGAACGAATGGGTCAAGTCGTGAAATACGGACAGGTAGCAGGCCCAATAGTTGATGTAGAGCTTCCTATAGCCGCAAGTGAAGTTTTCAATCATTTAAGCGGGAATTTTGTTTATATTGACAGTAATAATAGAATTGCCTTATGCCCGGCCGGAACCACGAACATTATAGGTTGGGCTTTTACCGGTGATTTTACAGCTTCGTCAACTGCTGGTCAGACGAAGGTTCCTGTCAATGTAGCAAAAGGCGCTATCTATGAGATTCGTTTAGATGCTGTGCAAACAGAGGCAGCATTGAAAGGCATGGTTGGAGAAACTTGTGATTTAATTATTGTAAGTGAAATCCAATATGCTGATTTAGACGCATCTACGGATGATGTTTTGGAAATTATGGGTTATAGGTACTATGGTTCAGCTTTGGGAGAACAGACTGTCTTGGTAAGGTTATATGAACCCAATATTACAGCCAAAGGTGGAGTAGTCTAAAAGGAGGATTAACAAATGCCTAACACTAGAGCTAATTTTGTAAAAGGTATGGTTAATGACGCCTACGACTACGCTATTGAGAAATACAATGAAAAACCAGTTGTATTTCCTGAACTCTTTGAAGTGGATAATTCTGAAGGTGCGTATGAAGAATATACCACTGTCATAGGGCCGGGAAAGCTCAATAAGACCGCTGAAGGTGTAACCATACCAAGAACCACAGCAATAGAAGGCTTTACCGTTTATTGCGCCAATTTCAAGTTTCCTGTTGAATTGCCTATTACCAATGAGGCAATTGATGATAACAGGAAGATCAAGAACTTCTTGAAAACTTGGTCTCAAGGTTTAGGTGAAGCGGCAAGAATGTCACAGGAAGATGAACACGCCGATATTTTTAATTATGGTGGTTTTACCGCAGGACACGACACCTTTTTAAATGATATTCCAGGTGGAGTTCTGACTACTTCCTATGGTAATCTTTGCTATGATTCAAAACCTTTCTTTACTGCAACCGGGAGTAATAGAACCGCAAAGCACGGCGGCACTTATTATAACGGTGTCGCGACTCTTCCGTTGAATGAAACAAATATCCAAGCTCTCTTTAAACTCATCACAGTTACCAATGCTTTTGATGAAGCAGGCAAAAGAGTAGATATTATGCCAGACGTTCTTGTTTGTCAGTATGGTTCAGATAATTGGTTTACTGCAAAGAGGATTCTGGAAAGTGCCGCATCTGTTAGTGGCGCTCATTCAGGTATTCAGAACGTATGGAAGAGTAATTTAAGGTTAGTTGGTTGGTCTGCTTTAATAGATACGGATTTTTGGGCGGTTGGAGTTGCGAAAAAGGGTCTGAGGTCTTTGGGACGTTTACCTTTGACCATTGATTATTATGAAGATAAGTCTATTGATAGTCAGGTTGTCAGAGCAAAGATTCGTTTTGGCCGAGCCGTTGATAATTTCCGTTTCTGGGCAGGTGCTAACTATAGCACATCATAAACCATAATCATAAGGAGAGAATGATATGTTTAAAAAAATAAGTATTCTCACTTTTATGGTTATGATTGTGTTGTGCATGACCATGAAAGTATTCGCAATAGAACAGTTTAACCTTGACCAAAGAGTCCAGATGGCTGTGGTTACAAACACAGAATCCACAGTTGTTTCAGAAATTACGGTACATAATAGGATACTCGGATACAGATTCGTCGATTCTATTGGCGGAAAAATATTTGTATTCGATACCGCTACGTCGGAAAGCACCGACAGTAATACAATCATAGTTGATGGTTGTAGAGCTGGAGATAGCACAGGTGATTGGTTTGCGTATCCGTACCAAGTTTCATCTGGAATAATCACGGTCAATGTTGGTGGAACTGGTGAGTTAATCATCTATTACGAATAGGAAATAGAGGTGAGTTAAAAAAAGGGCAGGTTTGCCCCTGCCCTTTTTCGGCATTATTATTTTATTATAAGGATTGAAATGGGCATAGGATTTAAACCTACGATTGGAATTTGTGACAAATGCGGGACAGAGAAAAGTTATTTGTTTGAATATAGATCAGATTATTGGATATGTAAAGCCAATGAATGCTTCCAGGAAGAAGTTGAACGTGATTCAGGAAGGCATGTAAGAAAAAATGATAAACTAGAAGATTATCGTAAACTTGTCGCTGGGACTGGAGGGTGAGAATGAAAAGAAGAAAAAAGAAAGAAATAGTCAAGAAAGATGAAAAACCTGTTGTTGAATCATCAAAGCCTTTTGAGACCACAGATTTTCAAATGGCTGTGAAATTAAGTAATATGGGATTTACAATTTCAGAAGCAAGGTCTCCTTTTGCAGAAAGAAAATGTAAACTTTATGTATTTGTGGAAAGTGAACAAGCGGTTAAGGAGGTGCTAAATGGCGGGTAACATTTTAACAACTAATCCTCTATATTTTGATACGGTAGGGTCTACTTCGGAAGTTGCTAGGGGTGTTTGGATTACGGCTATTGTTTGGGATAGCGGTTCTTCGGGAGCCGTAGACGATGGTGTTGTTTTACATGACGCCTCAGGTGGAAATGTAGTATTTCAAGCGGAATTAGCAGTTGCGAAAGATACTATTATTTTTACTCCAGCTAAAGCGATACATGCCAAGGGCCTTTATCTTACAACAATGGGCCATGGGACTTTATTGGTTTATTTAGCTTAAAGCCATGATTGTAAAATACAAAAAAACCGAAACTGCTTCAGGTAGTGCTATAAGTTTTAATACTGATGATTTGCGTGGGGTATGCTATCGTATTTTTGTAAAGCCCACGACATCATCGACGACTTATGACATTACCATTACTGACGATAACAGCCTTATAATTTATTCAAAAAAAGGGATTCGTGGAACGCTTAATGATACGACAATTCAGACTATAAAAGGCATCCATACGGTTGCCTGCGCTAATGTTTCAAAAAATGAAGCGTTCAAATTCCAAATTGAATACGAGGAGATGGCTTGATGTTCTTTAGAAAAATTGTTGATAAGATTATTGATTTTGAAGTCGAGAGGCGTAAAAAAGAGGTTGAACAACGCCTTGAGATAGAAAAAGATAAACTTTGGATGGAATTGGCTACCAAACGACAGGAAGTCTATGTCTTAACAACAGAGCTTGAGACTCAAATCAAAGGAATAGAAAAGACGCGCCAGAAGGCCGAGGAAGAACAGAAAGGTCTTTGGGAACGTCTTGATATTCTAAAAGATAATCTTAATGCTAATGGTGTGATGAATAGGTTGTGGGAATGCGCTTATTCAAAGGCGATAGATGCGGTCTGGAGTATTTTAAAAAAAGAAACCATTCATTTAACTGAATTAGCTAATGAAGATGGACAAAACAAGGCCAAAGAAGAAGCCAATAAGCAATATGAAAAGAAATTAGACGACATCATCAAAAAAGATATGAGCTTAATCAATATCCCTCTTTTATACAAATTGAAAGAAGAATCACGCCAACAATATTTAATTTTTCAGCGTTCAAAAGATAATGAAAAAGTTCAATATTTTAAAGGACAGATTGATTTAATTGCGGAGATTCTTAATGAAAAGAAATAATTTTTTCCTTTATAGCTTTTTGATATTGTTGTTTATCGCGCCTATAAGTTATGGACAATCATCAGATGTTTCAATAGAGCCTTTAGACAATGGCATAAAACAGACGGTTGTTCAAGTTTTAGATTCTGCGACACCTCTTCCTGCTACGGCTTTATCTGGAAGAAAATCTCTTATAGTAAAAAATCTGGATAGCACTTATACGATTTATTTAGGGGCGTCTGATGTTACGGCTGACGAGGCCTCAACTGGCGGCTATCCTTTAGGTTATTACGAGAGTTTTCAGGCGGACTTAGGGGAGAATACGATACTTTATGGAATCTCAACAAGCGTTCCTCCTAAAATTGTTATAATAGAAGCGAGGTAATTATGACGCAAACTCAATTATTAAAAATGTGCCGTCTTTCCGTGCCGGAGATAGATAGCATTGATGTTATTGAAGATGATGACCTTTTACTTTTTCTTAATTTAGGCTGCAAAGAGTTCATAAAAGTTACAGATGCTCTTCCTACGTCAATAACATTTAATTTGATTGAAGACTTAACAACCTACCCGCTTTCAACCTATGTTACTAGTTTTGGTAAGATAAGAAAAGAAGGATTATGGCTATATAACTCGGAAAATACAAAATGGGATCAACTGGATTCCACAACAGTCTCTTATCTTAATAAACATTATGCAAGCTGGATGAACACAAGGTCTCAATTACCACAAAGATTTTCTATAGACGGTGATGATTTAACCTTGCATCCAAAAGCCAGTTCGACTTATGCCGGTGATAATTATCTAAAGCTGTTTTTCTTTAAACGCTCCTTGGATATGTCGGATGGTTCTCATTATCCCTTTTCAGGATCTACTACGGAATATCCGCATTTAGCGGACTATGAAGATGTTCCGGTTGAATATGTGCGTTATAAAGTTAAACAGATGCTTAAGAAGAATGCAGACGCTGAAGAAGCTAAGACAACCTTTTACCTGAAAAGCGCTGACGCAAAGCAAAAACTACAATATAGGCCGGATTTGATTCCAGAAGTAAGAGCGCATGGTGCAGGTAATCTTTTATTTCATAAGGAGGCTTTCAAACGCTGATGGTTACTTCTCTTCGCAACGCAACAGAAGTTACGGTATCAATTGATAATTTTAAGACCTTGGCCAGAAAGACTAAGGGAGAACTTCTTGATCCAAGTATAGGCCATGAGGGGCAAAATATTCGTTTTAATGAAGAATATGGTTCATTTGAAAAACGCCTGTCAAGATCAAGGTATTTTGGTATGTCTTCCATTGGTTCATCAAGAATACCTTTTTCATACCGTTATTATAAAAATTCTGATTCCACAAAGAAACTTATTGTTGCTTATGATACTACTTTAAAAATTGGAGATGATGCTGTAGGAACCTTTACTAATATTAAAACTGGTCTTACTGCCGGTCTTAGGTGGATAGGAATAACTTTTAAAGACCTTTGGTATGGCATTAATGGAACAGATACCGCGCAGGTTTATGATGGAACTAACGTCGAGGATATGGGCGTTCCCACTGGAACCACTCCGACGTTTAATGCTTTTTCTGGGACAGGACTTACAGGGAACTATTATTACAAAGTAAGTAATTTTATAGACGGTTATCAGGAAGGTAACGCTTCTGTTGCTTCAACAGTTATAGCCCCGTCTAACCAGGGCGTTAAATTAAATATTCCTGTTTCAACTAATACCCGGGTTACTAAACGCTGGCTTTACAGGACAGAGGCAGGTGGTTCTATATATTATTTTTGTAAAGAAATTGATAATAATACGGATACTACGGTTACGGATAATGTCGCAGACGGTTCTTTAGATACTGCTATTACCGCTCCTACGGACCATGGGTCTCCGGGCGCGTATAAGTATATGGCATTACATAAGTCAAGGGTTTTTAAATTCCGAAATTCAACATTTCAGTCAAGAGTAATCTATTCGGATATACGTTCTGGAACATCTTATCCCGATGTCTTTCCCGCACTTAATTATTTCGATATTTTGAGGGATAATGGCGAAGAAGGAACAGTCATCATAGAGGATAATTTTGGTCAACTTATTTGCATGAAACCTTCCGCAGTAGTCAAGATTAACACGGATACTGACGATCCTGTAGGATGGTCTGGTTATACTCATGTATTATCAATGAATGGATGTATAGCCCCTCACTCTATAGCTAAGACTCCAATAGGGATTATTTATTTAACGAGATATGCTGAGAGAAAAAAGATTCTTATGGTGTGGACTGGTTCAAGAGCCGAACCTATCTTTCAAGAACTTGAACCCATTTTATCTGCTATTTTAGAATCAAGAGTAAGCGAAATAACAGGACACTATCATAATGGTTCATATCATTTATCTTATACAGAGCCAACTACAGGTAACAGTTTTAATGATAGAGTCCTTATTATAGATTTATTCTCTGGTTCCTGGGTTATTGATAAGAAGAATGTAGATTCTTTTTGTAGCTGGAATAATAAAAATGATGACGGCCAGCTTTATACAAGCACATCTGATCTTACTGGTTTTGTTTATAGAGAAGATACCCTGATTCAGGATTTGCAAATTAAACTGAAATCTGATTTTGATTTAGGGACCATAACTTCTAATCTTACTTCAGGAGGATCAGAACAATCTCCTACCTTAAGCCTTAATTCAGGCGTCTTAGATGATGTAGGGGCTAAAGTAGTTTCGACCGTTACAGATACCGTATCTGATTTAACAGGGGATCAAGAAACAGTTTCACCGTCTGGCTTATACACTTCTCCTGTTTTAGAAGTAAATGCAACTCAGCTTAAATATGTTTTTTGGAATGCCTCAGTTGGTTCTCATGGAACTATTTATTTTTTTATTAGGACCTCAGATACTGTAGCAGGGATAGCAACCGCTACATGGCATGGTCCTTTTGCTTCTTCAGGGGACGATTTATCAGCGATAGCCGGCAGAAGATACCTTCAATATAAGGCAAGATTAAGTATTTTAGGAGATTACGTCAGTAATTATGGTGATGTTGTTTTATCCAGAGGAGCAACCCCTAATGATTATGTGTTTAAGATAAGCTTGGGCCTTGGGACACTTGCTGAATCTTCTATCGAGATGATTCATACTTCTCATTGGCTTGATTTTGGATGGGTTAATCCTATTTTTAAAAGGCTAAAGAAAAATTTTCATCAGGTAAGGATAGATTTTGAGCGTACTGAAGAAAGCGGGAATTTGACTTTTGGGTATTATCTTGATGGTTCTTCGACGAGAACAGATAAGGTTTTTTCATTTGCCACATACGCTTCCAGAGGTTATGTGATTTATCAATTTCCAATAGCAACTTTTGCCAATAGAATAAAATACCGTTTTTATCATAATGACGATGCCGAAAGTTTAAAAATTAAAGCTTTGCATTTTACCTTCACCATAGAACCCAGAGGCGAAACTTTTTGATAAGGAGATCCTATGAAAAGATTAGTTTTTATTTTAATGTTGTTTTTCCCTACTTTAGTTTTTGCTAATTGGAATAGTGCAACAGATATGCAATCTAAAACAGTCAGCGCCGCTTTCACACAAACGCAAGATAGTCTTAAGGCGCTTGACGGTACATCCGGGAGCGGGCCGACAACTGTTCATACTAAGACATCTTTTGAAATCGAAGGAGCTACAGTAGACGCTTACGAACAAACTTTCCAAACAACAGATCCGACAGCAGACAGAGTGATTATTTTTCCTGACGATAGTTTAGCGCAAGGTGATATTATTTATGGCTCAGCCGCAAATACTTTGGGGTATTTATCAGCACCTTCGGCTATTTCTTCGCAGTTTCTTCAAACTCAAACCAGTCTTGGGAACCCAAGATGGGCTTATACGAGCAGTTGGATTAATTTTAGTGGGGTAGAGGTTCATTCAATCTTTGGTAGTGTTAATGTTGTATCCGTCACCGACAATGGAGCAGGTGATTATACTATAACTTGGGATAAAGATTTTGCTAATGCCAATTATGTCGTTGTTGGTGCAGGAAGAAGGATAAGCGGAGCATCTAAACATACGGCTCTTTTAGCTGTTAAAAAAGGGACTACCCCGCAAATAGGAAGTGTTAATATCGTTTTTTTAAGTGAAAGTGATGATCCCATTGATCCTGAAATCTGCATGGTTATTGGAATAGGGGATTATTAAGAATAAGGAGGAATAAAATGAAAAGACTTTTTTTAATAGCAATTCTGTTGTTTTCTATGGTTAGGTTTTCTTATGCTATAAAAGTTCGCGTAGTCTATAAACCTGATAAATCTATATCAGTTATTTATCCAGTACCAGGTTCAAGAAAACCCGGTGAAACCGAAGCACAATGGCTTCAAAGAGTCTTTGATGAAACGATGAGTGGTGAATTATCGAATCTTCCCTATGATGATATGGATGATTCTCAATTACCAGCTACAAGGATAGACAGAGACGCATGGGAAGGTGAAAAAGGTAGGCCAATTGAACTTAATTCAGAAAAGACAAAAAGAACTAAAGATGAAAAATTATTGGAAAAAGAAGTCGAGAGACAAGGAAAAGAAGAAAACATTAAACAGAAATTAAATTTAACAAACGAAGACTTTGAAAATTTACGGGAAGCACTAATTTTATGATACAGAATTTCATTAATTTATTTAAAGAAGATACCCAACATAATGACCAGCATCGTAAATTGTTTAATTTTTCCCAAGGCGTTATTGATAAAACTTTTACCACGGCTCCGACATTAGATGAAATACCGGTCGGATATATAGCGAAATATAAAAGTGGTTCTACAAGAAGATTGTATTATAACATGGATGGCGTTTTAACTTATTTTGCTTTGACCAATGCTTAAACTATGGATACTTTAATTGATGTGATGGCTGAATTAGATGCACGGGATGAATATTTTAAAAAGATGTACGAAAAAGATAGATTGTTCATTTTTTTAAACGATGACAGCCAGGTCAGAGGCTTTATAAGTTATTTTATAAGTGATAATCCGAGAACAAGAACCGATATATGGTCTTTGCCAGACGATAACCCTCAAGGTAAATACATCTGTCTTGATAGATTAGTAACAGATAAACAGGGCGGTGTCAGAGATAATAAGAGGTCGTTTTTTAACTTTATAAAATTAAAACATCCTAATAAACAGATTATGTGGCATAGCAGACGAGGTAATCATGAAATATTCCCTAAAAATTCTTAGTAGTAAAGATTTCGATAAGGTCGCAAATCGATACCCTAAAAAGCAACAAGACAGGATTTTAAATTCTTGGGGGTTTGCTGACAAAAAAAGAAACTTAGCTTTTGTTAGAAGCAGAAGGAGAATAGGAGACGTGGCTCCTGTGGCCATGCACGAAATTATGGAACTTTTGGCGACTGTCTCTCCACATGACGAAGATGGGATAAGAACTAAAGGCAAAGAACCTAAGGCGCCTGAAATCAAATATGCTACTGCTCCTGAATATGGAACTCAGATGGAATTATTTAAGAAGTATCAAGAGCCTTATTTAGAGAGTCAGGAAAAATTATATAGCGAGATTTTTGAACCTACAACAAGACAAATAGGCGGATTGTTGCAGGCTGATTTGACAGAACCTTTTCAATTAGATGAAAATGTTTGGACGGATATTTGGCAACGAGCAAGAGAAAGAACTTTAGGAGAATTTGAACCTATTGAAAGGAGAACGACTCAAAGATTAGCTGGAAAAGGAGCATTAGATACAAGCGGACAGGCTTTAAAAGCTTTTCAGGATATAGACTTGTCTAAAGCGAAGTCTATTGAAGATTTAGCGGTAGATCAGGCTATTGCTGAATGGACCGAAAAAAAATCAGCTAAACAACAGAGCTATTCAAATATTTTTAATTATTTAGGTGCAACACCTTCTTTTAATATACCCATGCCTCAAGCTCAACCTTACATTCAACCAGGGGAAGAGGGAGAATTAAATGTTGGACAACAGATAGGTTCATGGTTTGCCCCACCTTATGCGGATACACTACGAGGTCAAGGATATAATGTTTCAGCTCCTTCAACAACAGATACAGCGCAAATGGCAATGATGGCCGCCATGATGATGTGTTTGCCTAAAGATACTTTTATCGAGCTAGATGAAGGATATAAAAAAGTTCAGGATTTAAGAATTGGTGATAAGGTAAAGGGTGGAACAGTCATAGCTATAAATTCAGAAAAAATAGACACCACTCACAAATTTTATAAATTCACATTCAAGAAAGGTGTAGTCATAGCGAGTTTAGGTCATCCATTCTATGATACTGCTATAGATATAAAGGAAACGGATCTGACAGGCGACAAGACTTATGACATTTTAACCGACAGCAAATTTTATTATATCAACGGTGTTAAGGTTGCTTCTACGCTTGATGTAAAGAGAGGAGGTAGGTGATGCCTATTAATGTTGGTTATCAGCCTATACCGAGACCTGGGGCTATTGATTTAGCCTCTATAGATCAAAGACAAAGAGCATTGCAACAACAAAAACAACAGCAACAGAGTGCGGATTGGCAAAGAGTTATGCAAGTTTTCCAGACTCTTATGACGGAAAAAAAACAAAAGGAACAACAGGAAAAAATGCTCCAGAATTTAGGAGTTGTTTCTGAGGTTCCTGAAAAAGCGACTTTTACTCCTGAAGTTTTAAGTAAATATCAAAATGCAATGCAGATGTTTTCTCCAGGGGCGCAGGAGCAATTGAAGGGTTTCGCTCGAGAAGGAGTGCAATATCCGACGGGAAGAACAAGAACGCAATATGATTTTGGTAAAGTGCCGCCTGGAATGGAGTTTATGATGGGTGGGATGAAGTTTAAAGGTCAACAGCCAAGTTTATTTCAAAACTTAACCATGACGCCAGAAGGAGAACCAGCGCTTAATGTTGGTGGAAGCATTATTCCAATTAGCAAATTAACTAAGACTGGATTTTCTGTAGCAAAAGAACAAGATAATTTAAAATTATGGAAACAGGCAGAAAATGAAGTTGTAACAGCTTTAGGTGGTGCGTCAATGGTTGGATTAGATGAAGAATCAAGATCACAATATTATCCCGCTATTTACAATAGATATACGCAGTTAAAAGAACAATTTGGCAAAGGAAAAATTCCTGCTACAAATATAGAACAAAAATCTCCCTACAAGGAATATCCAGATGCCTTTCTTGAGAATGGAGTTTGGAAGGTAATTCGTAACGGTAAAAAATATAAAATAGAAGGAGACTAAATGGCACGGTTAGTTTTAGACGAAGCTCCTTCTAAAAAACCTCAACTTGTTTTAGATGAACCTAAAGCAAGGCCTAGTTTTTTCCCTTCCCTTTGGCAAGAAAGTCTCGTTAAACCCGTGAAAAGTTTTTATGGTGGAACTCTAAAGGCTTCTGCGGCTTTTGCAGATACACTAGACTTCTATGCCGATAAAGTTATGAATAAAATCGGCCTACCGCAAGCAACTAAGGGCGGTATTATTGAATATTTAAGAGATAACTGGCAATATTATGGCGATAAATTCCAAAAAGAAGGCGTAAGCAACAAACTCATAAAAGAAGTCTATTCTGGTCTTGGCAAGGCATTTTTTGATGTTCCTGTTAAATACATGGGGCCGGGAAAACTTTTAGGACCGGCTACTCTTCCTACTGTCGGAGCCATTGAAGGTTTCAGAGAAGGCGGTGTAAAAGGAGCGGCCGGAGGTGCTGCAAGCGGGGCATTGTATGGGGGTGTTTTACGGGGATTGGGAAAGCTACCTACTCCTTTAAAGATTCCTACTGCTTTTGGAATAGGGGCCGGTACAACTCCCGGTGGTTTAGAAGAGAAGGTTGCAAGTGGAGCAATCTTAGCAGGATTAACGGCTGGTAAAGGTCCTTCTGCAAAACAATTTAAAGAAACACAATTAAAGTATTCGCCTCTCGGGAAAGCTTATCAAAAACTTCTTCCTTTTGAAAGACGAGAAAGTGCATATCAGAATTTTGTTAATCGTTTTCAATCCATAGAGAATACAGTTAAGAAAGCAAAGGAATTGGGCTTTAAGATCAAGCCCGGTGAAAATCCTGCGATTCGCGCTAGGACTTATTTAGGCATGGGTAACAAAGTCAGAACGACTTTAGAAAATAAAACCTATCGTATTACCCCAGAAGGCAAAATTGAAATTACTGGTGAAGGTTTAAAGCCAATATTGGATTTTTATGATAAAGCAAGTCCTGTTAAAAATAGAGTTTTGAGAGGTAGGGAATTAAAAAGTTATCTTGTTTCTCGTCGAACGATTGAAGACCTACAGCGCCCTAAAGGAGAATTTACCCAGAAACAGATAGTCACTCCGCAACAAGTAACAACAGCAAAAAATACTTTGGCGAATCTTAACAAAAAATATAAAGGTAATGTTCAACATTTAGAACAGGCTGCACAACGTTTTTATGGTTATCAAAAAAGAGTGCTTCATCTTTTAGTCGATAGCGGCAATTTATCACAAGAACAGTATAATACGATTCTTTCTAAGAACCCTAATTATGTTCCTTTCGACAGAGTTATTGAAGGGGTGGAGCTTGCCGGAACACTTGTCAGCAAAAGGAGATTTACGGGGGCGCGCGCGCCTATTAAGCGTATCAGAGGTTCAGAATTAGAAATCCAGAGTCCGATTGAGAATATGGTTAAAAATACTTACAAGATTATGGATGTAGCTGAAAGAAATACTGTTGCAAAAGGAGTAGCTCAATTAGGTAAGGTTCTACCTGAAGATATATCTCCATTAAAAATAAGAATGCAACCAATTAAGGTTACGAAGGGGGAGGCAGGAGAAGCTAAAACTATCTTTAGGCCTTCTCAGTTTAAACCCAAGGGCAATGTTATAGAATATTTTGAAAATGGCAAACGTCAATATATAGAGGTAACACCTAATCTTCATCAAGCCATGACAGGCTTAAATGAGACTTCTAGCAGTCTTATGGTTAAGATGTTGTCTAAACCAGCTCATTGGCTTCGTGTAGGTGCGACAATTACGCCAGAGTTTATGATTAGGAACCCTATAAGAGATCAATATACGGCTTTAATGCAAACGAGCTTTGGTTTTAGACCATTCCTTGATCCGGCTGGAGCTTTAGCAGACATATTAGGAAAAAGTGAAGCATATCAAAATTGGTTTCGTTCTGGTGGGTCTTATTCTGGTTTTGTAGAATTAAACAGGCCGAGATTAACTCAAGCGGTAAAAGAACTCCAACGGCGTCCGAATCTTTTAAAAAAACTTAATATTATTACGACTGCGCAAGATGCCAGTCAGTTATTTGAACAAGCAACTCGACTAGGCGTTTATAAAGCCGGAATTAAGAAAGGATTAACGCCAGTTGAGGCAGGATTTCAAAGCCGAGAAGCAACAGTAGATTTTGCGCGAAGAGGCGCAAAAACAAAAGATGTCAATGCTGTTATCGCATTTTTCAATGCTGGCATACAAGGAACAGATAAATCTATTAGGACGGCCATGGCAGACCCCGCGGGTTTTGCCGCAAAAGGGATTGCTTCTATAACGATTCCTTCTTTGTTGCTTTACATTAAAAATCGTAATGATCCAGATTTTAAAGAGATTCCTCGATGGCAAAGAGATTTGTTCTGGGTAACAAAAGTAGGAGAAACTTATGCAAGGATTCCAAAGCCTTTTCTTTATGGACAGGTTTTTGGCTCTGTTCTTGAAAGGTTTTTAGAATATTTAGATACTCAAGACCCACAGGCGTTTAAACAGATTGAGAAATCACTATATGATGCCTTATCTCCTGTCCCGGGCGATCCTATGAGTGGATTGCTTCCTACTGCTATAAAGCCATTGATCGAAAATACGACTAATTGGAACTTCTTTTTAGAAAGAAATATTGTTCCCAAAGGTAAGGAGAGATTATTGCCTCAAGAACAATTTGGGCGCTATACATCAGAAACAGCAAAAGCAATGGGAAAGTTGATAAAACAATCTCCTAAGAAAATTGAAAACTTAATACAGGGTTATTTTGGCGGGACTGGTCGATACGCTTTAGAAGGCGGGGACATGCTCATAAATTCTATTAAGAAAGCGACTGGCCAGCCTATTGAACCAGGAAGACCTAAAGAATTGGCTGATATTCCCTTAGTCAAAGGTTTTGTTACAAGGCCAGTCATAGGAGGACAAGCTGAAAGCATCCAGCAATTTTATAACAATAGAGAACAGATTAATCAGGCCTATACTACTTATAAGAAATTGTTGAAAGATGGGAGAAAAGAAGAAGCAGGGCAAATAAAAAGTCAATATCCGACTTTTCAATATGCTCCTGTTTTAAATTCCTATGCGGATATTTTTTCAAAATATAATAAGCGTATTGATAGTATTGTTCAATCCAGTGTATTCAATGAGAAACAAAAAAGACGAATGATTGCAGATTTAGATAAAAAAAAGGTAGAATTAGCACAAAAGGCAAATAAATTAATCCAGAGAACTTTAAACAAGAAAAAACCAAGGTTGGTTTTAGATGAATAAAAAACTATTGACGTTAAAGTTTTTATTAATTTTTTTATTGGTTCCCTCAATTTGCTATGCCGGACGATTGGCAAGTGAAAGCCAGAATGGCGCCGTAGAAGGAACAGCTGTCAAATCTACAGGTGAAGGTGGGGGAACAAAATATCTTCGAGAAGATGGAGATGGCACTTCTTCATGGCAAACCCCCGCGGGTTCAGGTGACGTTACCTCTGTCGGAGATTGCACAGGTGGCGCTTGTTTTGATGGCACCTCTGATGGTGGTACTCATTTTGATTTCTACGATGCGCAAGGTCGGACAAGGGTTATAGGAGGCGATACTGCTGGAGAGGTTACTTTAACACTTCCTATTACGACGGGCAATATGTGGTCAGATGCTTTGACAGATATTATTAACGACACCCATATAGATTGGGGAACAGGAGCAAATCAAGTAAGTGCGGTAGATGTTCCAATAGCAGACTCAGGCAGTTATTATACTGGCACGGAGGTAGAGACTGCGTTGCAAGAAGTAGGAGAAGCTGCTGCTGCGCACAGTATGAATGGATTTGAAAGTCGGAGCGATAGTACACTAGCTTGGGATAATGGTACTCGAACTCTGACGCTTGCTTCTACAAGCACAACCTACTATTGGATTGAAGGAATAAGATATTCATTTTCATCTGGAGCAGACGAAACGATAGCTATATCTGATGCTACAGGATTGCATTTAATATATATAGACAGTACACCAGCTTTACAGGAAATTGTTAATCCAAGCGAAGCACAAGTTGATGATGCCATTCTAAATAAGTGTTTGGTAGCGACGATTTATTATAATACTACCGTATCTTATGACGTTGGTTACATTGTCGCAGACGAGCGGCACGGGACAGTAATGTCTCCACAGACACACCACTGGTTACATGATAATATGGGAGCAATGTATAAAGAGGGGTTTGCAATAAGTGCTTATACATTGAATACGGCAACAGATGCCGCTGTATCTTATGACCTCTCGGATGGTGAGTATTATGATGAAGATATTGAACATGATATAGATAACGGAACAGCCAGTAATCAGTATGAACAGGTATTACAAGGTGATGCAGAATTACCAGTTATATTCAAACTCACTGATGGAACATGGGTAGAGCAGGCCGCTAGCACTCTCCCTTATATTGTAGACGGAAGCAAGGACTTACAGTATATGGATACCGATAACACTTGGACGCAAACAACACTTGGCTCATCCAAATTCATGTTGATGTGGGTTGTGGCAACTAACGACTGGCAATACCCAGTTAAAGCTGTTCAGGGAAGCCAAGAATATAATACTAAAGCGTTAGCACAGGCTGGTGCCGAAACAGAAATCATTGACTGGGGATCGTTACCCTCAGCAGAGTTTATAGTTATGTATCAGCTAATTATACAGCAAGCCAATGGCACTAACGTTAACGGCAAGATTATAGAGGTTATAGATTACAGGTTCTCATCTATCACTGGTTCATCAGCAACCACACAAGACCACGGAAGTTTGAGCGGCCTATCGGACGATGACCATCCGCAGTATGCTCTTATAGCGGGAGATGTTTATACAGGCACTCATGATTTTGGAGGGGCGACTTCCATAGAGGTCGTTAATGCTGCTGGAGATTTATCTTTAGACGCTGAAGGAGAAATAGGTGTTGATTCAGCTCAAAAACAACTTGGTGTATATGATGGCATTGAAGTAGCAATTCCTTTAAGGCATATTATTCAAGGTCAACTTGGCACAGGTGACTTTGACTCTGATCCCGATGTATTTATTTTAAGCCTCCACGCTGACACTTATCCTGACGGCATAGTCATTACTGCTTGGGAAGTTGATTGTAATGAGGCAGATCCCGATACTGAACTCAACGCTAACCTTTATTTTTGCGATAGTAGAGGATCAGGAGCTTTCCCTGGGGCAAGTGCAACTTTGATTGATGTCTTAGACACAACGACTGGAAATTCGAGTGAAGCTGATATGAGCAATTCAGACTTGACTAATGGAATTATCGCAACAGGTAAGGAGCTTTACATCACTATAGACGCTGATCCAACGTCTGATACGACGTTGTTTAGGATTAAGATACATTTTTTTATTCCTGAGTCCTAATCTTTTTTAGAAAGGCGTGTAATTTAAAATGAGCAGAACGGTTAGGAAGCAACATAAGATTGTTAATTTTATTATTCTTAGGGTTATTATCAATATGATGAACTATCTCAGATTTTTTAAGATAACGCTCAATGTGCTTTTCCATAACAAGGCGGTGCTTAGCAACATAACCTTTTATTGCATGAGGATGATAATGTTTAAGAATAAGAATATATTTTTTATCATTAGTTTTACCACCTTTCCAAAGAGGATGCTTGAAACCTTTTTGGAATCCAAGTTTAGGATTAATTCTATAAAGTTTCTTTCGAGATTTACTAATTCGTTTTTTGTGTTGAGGAGTAGCTTTATAGCCTTTTTTAAAACCACCTTTTGTTCCGTCTTTATTAAATCCTTTAGGCATAATGTTTATCTCCTTTCTAATACATTATTATATCACAGGTATGTTAATTGTCAATAGGAGGTTTTATGAAAGTTTTGATTTTGTGTTTCGTTTTATTAATGGCAAGCCCTTGTATGGTTCAAGCTGCAACCATCCAAACCGCACGGGGAGAGATTATTGTTCAGGATGGAGAGGTTTTAAAACGTAATACAATGAGAGATGGGCAGATTGTCGGATTGAAAGATGTTGTATTCAATGGATGGAACTTTGCTCGACCGAGTCAACCCCATAGTGAAATTTTTGTGAATTGTGAAAATTTAACTTTTTATCAATGTAATCTTACCAATGTTGAAATTCCGGCAGATTCAACAGTAATTGATTGTCTAACAATTCATCGTAAAGAATATAACGAACACGGTAAAAGATATATTGAAATTCAATGCGGCGATAATAAAACTAGAACTTATGAAGTTGACACAGAAATTGATTTAGTGGATGAGGATCTGATGGACATTGGTATTGAAGATTTATCTCCTCAACTAAAACAATCCATTGTAGAACATTATGTTTTAAATGGTAAACCCACCATAAGTCAAGATGGCGAAGAATTAATATTAATTAATACAGAGGAAACCCCAAATGAAATTGGACAAGGTTATAGGCATATTAGTCGTTTTATTAATTAGTTATACTGCATTTCCAATTATTACTAATTATTCAGGCTTTAAAATTGATTGGAGCTTTGCGGCAACAGTAGTAACTAATTATACGTGGACAGAAAGATATGTTGATAATACTCTTTCCACAGATTTAAAAGCCGAAGGCACAGCAACTGGTGGCGGAAATGACTACATACTCTTGGAAGCTGGATCTGATGGTTCTGATGATACCTATAATAATTATGGAGTCATGATTACGGGTGGTACGGGATATACGGCAGGAGCAAGACAAAGTAGAAGAATTATTGATTACGACGCCACTGGTAATGGTAATGGAGAACTTTACGCACAGGTTGAATCTAATTGGGGAACTAACCCTGATGCTACTTCAACTTACGAAATTACCGTTGGCTCCGATTCCAATAATGGTGTAGCTGCTGGTCTTTATGGTGGAACCAACGGCGCATGGCGACAAATTCAACACGCCGTAGATACCGCTACGGCAGGTATGAGAAGCAATGTTTTATCGGGTCGTGAATATGATATAGCTGATGATATAAATCTTGATACCAACGATGGAACTTCAGATGATCCTATCGGATTATGGGGTTATACTTCAACAATTGGTGACGGTGGAAAAGCCATCATTGATGGAACAAGTACAGCTTTGTATGTCTTGAGACATTCTAACGGTGCAGACCGTATGTTTATTCGAGATTTTGAATGGAAAAATGCTACAACTTATGTATATTGGGCAGATGGTTCTGGAACAGATGACACTATCTTATGGCAAAACTTAGTATCAGCTTCGGGAGGAGATGGTATTAATATTGCCGCTGGAGCTGGTCAATTTATTTATTATAACGAAATTACGGGTTGTACTAATCAGGGTATTGATGGGGCAGGATCGGGTGCTTTATATATGTGGAATTATATCCATGATATTACTGATATTGGTGTGGAAAATCCTTGGATTTTTATGCACAATATTGTTGATACAACGACAGGAGAATCGAATTTATCATGTGTTGATGAAAATATTATTATGTATAATTTATTGTACAATGCTTCAGGAGCCGGAGATCATAATATTGACTTAGGCTCAACGGCGGAAAGAAGTCAAATTATCAATAATATTATGCATACGGCAAACGATCATAATGCACACATGGCTGCAGGAAGCAATGTTTGGATTTATGGTTATAATGTTACATTTAATGCTGGAAATGGGACAGAAGAAGATTGGCTAGTCGTAATGAATATTGATGGTTTTCAAACAGGAGATCCCGATTTAGTTGATCCTGCCAATGCAACCCCAGCAAACAACGACTTTAATTTAGGAAGTTCAACAACGATTGATGATGATGGATTCCCTGATAGTTTTCCAGGGATTTCTAATACGGATGGTCATATGGAAATGGGAGCAACACCTTATGAAGAAACAGGTGGTGGCGTAGGCGGCGGCGGTCGTCGAGCAGGATGGTCTATTCAATGAAAAAGAAACGCACCCTAAGAGAAGCCTTGATGATTGAGAAAGAGAAGAATAGGAAGGCGAAGGCATTGGCGGAAAGAATAGTGAGGGTTCTGAAATGAATGGTGATAAGACCAGAACGATCGTCAAGATGGAGTGGATCAAAGATTCTAAATATTATTTGATGCAGTCTCCGACTGACATTGCCATTCAAGAAATTCCTGAAGACGACAATAAATTGATGAGGTTTTTGAGTTGCCTATTTGTTTTGCTGAAGTTTAAGAACATCAATAAAGTTAGACCGCAAAAATACCGCATAACGATCGAACATCTGGGAGAGGCCTGATGGAACACGTCTGCGAACAAGCCCAAGCGATCGGCTGCTTACAGGGTAAATGGAGAATCTTTGAAGCACACATCAAGGACGGTAAGGCATGGCGCGGGGCTATCGTTGGCATTGTTTTTGCTATCGTTGTTCAAGCAGTCTCTTTTGCTTCTATGTGGGGAAGCCTCAATACTAAGGTAGAATATCACGAAAGAATGCTGAACAAATTAGATCGCTTAACACAACTTTTGGAAAAAAATGGAAAATGATAAAAAATATATTAAGGTAGACGCTGTGAAGTATCGAAAGGCACTCCACGACATAACAAGATTAAAAACTATAGTGGATGAGCTTTCTACTGCTTTTTGCACAAGATTAGAGAATATAAGAATAGAATTGCTAGGATCTATAAAAAACGGTGAGTAGATGATTGTCAACTGTCTTATATCAAGAGAATCAATGTTGAGAATCTTTACTCTCATTAATTTCTTGATGATGCTGATAGGATATGCCGTAGTGATTCTTTGCGCTAATATTGTGATAAGAGAATCATGGGATTGGTGGAGAAGCCGAAGGTTTCAGGAAAAGAGGAAAAAATGGCTAAACAAGCATTCTCGTTAGATTTATTACGTTCAGGATTTTTTATCCTTTTTCGTCATGAAAAGGGATTGTTTGGCAATCTCATTGTCAAAGCCCAAAAAAGAGCTGGGTTTTCTAATGAAGATTCTCAATATACTCATATAGCCGTTATTGGTGTGCCGCCCTATATTATTGATGTCGTCCCACCACGTATCAAGATTGTCAATGTTCTTGAAAAATATGCTGGTAGGCATGCACGTATTATGTGCTATAGGAATAGTAATTATGAACAGACACGTGTTGATGTCGCTTGGTGGGCTACTACACATACAAATCTTTCTTATGATAAGCGAGGAGTATTGAATTTTATCTTTTTTTGGATTAAACAACGTGTCTCTCATTGGTTTTGTTCTGAAAATGGAGCTTGGGCTTTACAGAAAAAACATCCAAAGGCACAAGGAGAACTATTACCAGATAAAACTATGCCAGCGCACTTTTTTAATCCTAAATATTTTTCCTTAAAATGGGAAGGAGTGCTAGAATGAGTAAACCTTTTTCTAAGAAAGAGCTTGAAAAGCTTCAAAGCGAAGTCATGAAAGAGCTTTCTAGGGAGCTTATGAAGGTCGCTTTAAGTGCCATGAAAAGCCATGCGAAAACAATTCAAAAAAAAGGTTTCTTAATCCAGAGGATTATCAGGAGACTAAAGCGAAAGAAATAAATTAAAAGTGAAAATGAAAAAATGGCATTATGTCTTAGCATTGGCCTTAGTTTGTTTTTTAGTTTATTTTAATTCCCTTCAAGGCACTTTTGTTACCCACGATGACCTCTCAATCCTTAATAACCCTTCCTTGACTTCTTTTAATTCTCCGTCTTTCGATATACCCACATTGCTTTACAAAAGTGCCTATAAAATAGGCGGATGGAATCCCGTTCCTTTTCACGCTATCAATATTATTTTCCATATAGTTAATACTATCTTGGTGTTTATCTTTCTGAGTTTATTCTTTAAGGAAAGATCGAGCTTTTTAGGCGCCTTGTTATTTGCTGTCCATCCTATTCATACAGAAGCTGTAACTTGGATTTCAGGAATATCTTATTTAATCCTTGGTTTTTTTATCTTTGCCTCATACCTGCTTTATCATAAGGCCGTAACAGGGAAGCTGAAAGTAAGTTATTATATTTTGTCTTTAACGATGTTTCTTTATGGGATGATCTACCTTAACAAAGGTTTTTATATGGTTTTCCCGTTCTTGCTATTATTGTCGGATTGGTATTTTAATAGAACTCGAATGAAGAATTTCTTTTTGCGTCTTCCATATTTTGCCATCGTCGTCGCTGCTTTTATATTTTTCTTTTCAGCTTTAGAAAAGAAGGTCACAGGCAATACTTTCAATGTAGCTCTTAATTGGATGAATAAAGCAGATACCCCTTTTGCCCTTCTTGTTTATGAGGCTCAATGGAAAAATCTTTGGGCGTATATTTCGTATTCGATAATTAATAATTTTCGTCTGTTGATACATCCTGTTAATTTGACTTTTTATCATGAACCAGTTTTAATTTTTATACAAGCAATTCTCCAATATCTTGATAAGATTTATTTCATCTTCTTAGGTTTGTTTATTTTTGCGTTCAAAAAACGATTTATAAGAATTACCTTGTTTATAATAGCATTTTATTTATTATTTCTTATTCCGACATTTTTGCCAAGAGAGATAGCAATAGGTTCTATTGTTGCCGAAAGATACCTTTATGTCCCCTCTATCGTTTTAAGTTTTTGTGTTTGTGCTTTCTTTGATCGTATCTCAAAGGGAAGGATGTTCTTTTTAATTGCTTTTTCTATTTTGTTATTTCTATGTTCCTTGTTGACTATACGAAGGAATTTGGATTATAAATCATTTTTTAATTATTGGAAAATCACGGTTGAAAATTCTCCTAAGAGCCATAGGGCGCATAATGATTTAGGACTTGCTTATATAAAGGCCAAAGGCGATTATGCTAAGGCAGTAAAAGAATTTACTCGCGCGATACATTTAGATCCGACATTCAGCCTGGGGATCTATAATCTTAAGAAGGCATTAAAAAAGCAAGGGAAAGACCTTCTTATGATGAAATATGACAGGCAAAAGAGAAGGTGGACTTTTTATGTATCTGGGAAGAAGCCTTGAGGTTAAATAAAACTTGACATACCTTTGTATATATGTTATTTTGAATCATGAAGAAGAGAGCTAAAAGATACACAGTCCAAGTATCGTCGGAAACAGTAAGAAGATTGGCTATCTTGAAAAAGAATGTAGGAATAACATCAAAGTTTTTAGTTGATAGTTTAGTAGAAAAATATTTTAAAGAGAGGTAGTAATGTTCTCCTGGGTAACAAAGCAATCAAACCAAATTAACCTTAACTCCCGAAAGAGTAACTGCAGAGCAAACTGCGGTCTTTTTGTGTCTAGCTACATGGAGGCATCCCTACCCAGGGGCGGGAGTTTTATTTTTTTATAGGAGGATATAATGAAAACATTAGGCAAGACTACGTTTGATAAGATTAAGGTTGGAGAGGTATTTACTTATGTTAGTGGGAAGAATTGTTGGTGTGTTTTTTTCAAAGAGACCCAAAATAACGTTTACTTTTTGGCATATGATTGGGATTGTTTTGCAGAAATACTTGAGAGGATTAAATTCTTTCCAGAAGAAAAAGTCTACCGTCTCCCAAAATCAGTTCAACGATTATGGATTGAGGAATAATATGCCTACAGGAATTTACAAACGAAAGAAAAGAAATGGATTTTTCTCAATATGTTGTAACTGCTCAAAACAAATATATCTAATGCTCTCTCGACAGACAAAAACAAATTTTTGTTCTAATGAATGTAAAAACATCTACTGGGCGAAACACAGACAATTAAGAAATGGTAAATATCACGCTATCCATAAATGGCTTATAAAATATTTTGGTAAAGCAAATAGATGTGAAAATCCACTTTGCGACAAAACAAGAATAAAATATCATTATGCTTTATTAAAAGGCAAAAAACATAAGCATAAAAGAAAAAACTATATTATGTTATGTACCCGATGCCACTTTAATTATGATATTACTATTGAAAAAAGAAAACGAGCCGCAGATAAATTACGAGGTAGAAAATTAACTGAAAAGCATAAACAAGCTATATCAAAAGGTTGCAAAGGTATTCATATTGGCAACAAACACGCCTGTAAGGAGAAAATATAATGCTAATAGAAAACCAAGTTTGTTCTTTAAGTCTGAGTAAACAGCTTAAATTGGCCGGTTATCCGCAAGAAGGAATGTGGAAATGGGCAAAGTATTCATTAGAAGACGCTCCTGAACATTGGGAGCTTGAACTTTGTTCATCTGGTTTAATGACGGTGGATTGTATTGCTCCCACGGTTGCAGAGTTAGGAGAGAGATTGCCAATAAATTATTGTTCATTAAGTAGTAATGATGTGGGTTGGTCTTGTGGGATAGCAGACGAATTAAAAAGTGGTCAATTTATACCTATACAACATGACAAATTTGAAGCCAACGCAAGAGCTAAGGCATGGCTCTATCTTAAAAAAGAAGGTAAGTTATGAAGAAACCAAAACCCAACACTTCAAAAAAACGCACAAGCCTTAAGTGGTGCATTTGTGGTTTCAAGAGACATGGCAGAAAACACGTTGAAGGCGAGCATCATAATAAGGAGAAGAAGTGATGTCACATACGCCAACACCGTGGAAAGCAGAAGAAAATAGGGTTTTTCAAATAAAACATCCTACATTTAGAATTGCAATCTGCACTAGCAATAGTGCTGATTATCTTGAAGAAAAGGCCAACGCCGAGTTTATCGTCCGTGCCTGTAATAACCATGATGAGTTATTAGAGGCGTTAAAAGAATCTCAGATAGCTTTATATGATGCAATGCACGCTGGACATTTATCACGATCTTATGGGGGAAAAGTAATGGATAAAATCGAACAGGCTATTGCCAAAGTAGAAGGGAAATGATATGGAAATGACTTGTTACGTCTGTAATCAGAAGATAAAGATAAATCCTTTTTATGTAGGGAAAGGTCTTTATCGGCACCCCTCAAAATGCGCACCATTGAGCGAGAATTGGAAAAGATTTAAACAAGGGAACGTAAAACTTAATTCACAAAAGGAATTTTCCTATGCGGTGTAGCGCCCTTCCTTTAGCGTCAAAGTGCCGAGGATCATATAAACTCACTCAAGGTTATGGATCTATACATTCTAGGCTCGGCCAGGCATTTCATGAGGCCGCGAGAGCCAAGGTTCTTAATGAACCTTTCGATCGAGAGAGCCTTTGTACGAGATATGCCCTAACTGATGACGAGTTAAAGTCAATTGACTTTGGGATTTATAATCTCATCATAAAGATCCCAGAAGGCGCCATAGTCTTAGCAGACGACGCGCAATTATTAGGGCTTGATGGAAAGCTCTCAGGGACGCCAGATTTGGCGATCTATCATAAAAAGATTTTAACGATTACGGATTGGAAAAGCGGATGGGGAGACGTTGAGGATCCAGAGACAAACAATCAGACGATCGGATATGCTGCTCTTGTAATCGAGACTTTAGCTAAGCAGGGCATTACTGATATTGAAAGGATTCAAATACTTATCGTCCAACCCAAACTCAATCAAGTGAAATCGTTTATCATTACACCAAAACAGCTTAAAGCAAGAGTCAAAGATTTGCGACAGATTATAGATGAAGCAGAAAAAGGAAAGGAGGACTTTATAACAGGACCTTGGTGTATGTCTTGTTTTAAAAACATGAATTGTCCAGCGTTTGCCGGACAAGTTAAGACCTTGGCAACATTCATTGAACCCGGGGAACAATCATTATCTATAGATGTTGAAAAGGCTTTAAAGATTCTACTTCCGATTTCAAAGGCATGTGCGACAGTTAGTAGAAAGATTGACGTTTTGGCAAAGGCGTGGGTTGATAACAATGGTCCGCTTGACCTTGGAGGAGATCACAGCTATGTTAAAGTGATTGACGAGAAAGAAGAAATAAACGTAAAAGAAACCTTTGAAACTCTAAAAGAATATTTTAGAGAAAATGAAATATGGAGCGTAATGTCTGCGAGCATGACAGAAATTAAGAATCTCGCAAGAAAAGTAAAGAGAGGGTTGTCAACGATTGTCAAGAATAGGATGATTGAGACCGGAGCCCTTACAACTAAACCAGCCGTATCATATCGAATAATAAAGGGAGGTAGAAATGATGGATCAAAAGAAAGCGGGAGTAGTAAGTAAGGATCAGGAAAAAGCGCTTGATGTAATTAAAAAAAGAGGGGCTTTAGAGAAGTTGGCAGATCGGCTTGATTTATCACCGACGAAGTTGATGGAAACGCTCAAAGCAACGGCATTTAAGGATTGTAAGGAAGACGCACAATTTATCGCGGCTGTTGTCGTCGCAAACACCTATGGACTTAATCCTCTTCTAAGAGAAATGACTGCGTTTCCTGGGAAGGCCGGCGGAGTTGTTCCTGTGGTGATGATTGATGGTTGGATTAGCCTCGTTAATAGACACCCTAAATACAATGGCGTCGAACTTATAGAGAATATGTTGCCAGAGGATCAGACAAATAAATCTGGGACAAGTCTCGAGAGCGTGACGGCAAAGTTTTATCTTAAAAGCACCGATCATCCTGTAATTGTAACCGAGTATATGGATGAGTGTTTTGATGGATCTAAGGGACCTTGGAAGCAATGGCCGCGCCGGATGCTTAGACACAAGGCTTATATTCAAGGTGCGCGTGTTGCTTTTGGATTTTCTGGCATCTATGACGAAGATGAGAAAGACAGAATCCTTGCAGGGCAAGCCGTTGACGTTGTCTCTGATCCTGTGATTGGCCTTAAGCATGATAAAAATAAAACACCTGTACCACCGACTACTCAACCGCCCGTTGATGTTAAGCCGAGTGATCCTCAACCTACTGATGATATGGCGCTTTATGGCGACCCAGCGAGATTTGGCGACCAGAAGGTAGAGGCCGAAAAGTATCTCAAGGCCATCAAGGGGTATCGGGAAAAAATGGGTGAGGAGAAATTTGCCAAAGTTCTCGAGGCACATGGCATGTGGCTTATTGCGGATATAAGCGGATTACCTGACTTGGTAGTGATTGGCGCAGCATTGCTTACAGAGACGAAGAAATAAAAACTTAGGGTGGTGGCGAAATTGGCAGACGCACTTTGGAGGCATATCCTAGGCAATTGGTGAAGAGCCATAAACTATGCCGTGTAGGTTCAAATCCTACCCACCCTTCTATTTAAACTAAAGTTTGAAGGTGATTTTATGATGACTAAAAAATATATCAAAGAACACAAAGAAGAAATCAGGGCCTACCATAAACAATATCATCTGAAGTATAAAGAAAAACATAATCTCCGCTCGAAACTCTATCGGGAAAGTCATCAGGAAGAATATAAGTTATATAAGGCGATATGGCGTAAGAAAAATCAAAAAAGGCTTAAGGAAAAAGATCAAAAATACTATCAGAGCCACAAAGAGAAAATATCTTTTTATCAAAATCAATGGCGAAAAAAGAACAAGGATTACCTAAAAAAATATTTTAAAGAATATCACCACTCCAATAAAAAAGAGATTCTTATTAAAAATAGGGCGTATTGGAAAACCAATAGAGAAGAAGTTTTAGAGAAGCATCGTCTTTGGAGGAAAACTCCAAAAGGGAAATTATGTGATAAAGTGTATCGCATCAACCGACGAGCGAAATCAAAAGGATTGACTATTGCGCTTATCCAACTTGTCTATGAAGATAACATTAAGAGATATGGCACGTTAACCTGCTATCTTTGTCTTCTTCCTATTCCTTTCGGGAAGGATCACCTCGAACACAAGACGCCGCTTTCCCGAGGAGGAAATAATAAATATAGAAACTTAGCGGTTGCGTGTGAGACGTGTAATTGCAAAAAGAACAGAAAAACCGAAGTAGAATATAGGAAAGAGATAAATGTCAAACTATCATAAAAATCTTGAGGTGATCGCCCAAGGAAGCGGGAGCGCTCAGGAAAGAATTTCACATGATGATTGCCCTATTTGTAATTCCAAAGAGGACGTAGAACCAGAAGATTTAAGATGTCCTTTTTGTAAGATAATCATCACAAAAGACGGCGAGACTTGTGCTGAGTGTTTGTCCGAAAACGAGGATGGAACGATCCAATGATAAGCCAAACAGATCAAATTATTGCGTATCTTAAAACAGGAAGAACTTTGACTCGCCTTCAAGGACTTCAACTTTTTCAGACTATTGCTTTGAATAGCCGGATGTCGGAGATTAGAAGGCGCGGAGCAAAGGAAGGTTTTAGGATCAAGACAGAGACAATAACTACAGACAAAGGAAAGCATGTTGCTGAATATAGGCTTATTAAAGATGGAGAATTGGGGTATTAATACGCCTTAAACATAAGAGGTTTTTTTGAAATTAGTTGACAAAGAAATAAGGTGGGTGTAAAATGATTGCAATCTAAGAGGCACAAGTGCTATTTTTTTATCCAAACAAACGGCAGTTAGTAGGGTTGATGCAAATCTCGCATTTGCGTCTCTTAGGTTCCCGAACGCTGCCTTTTTTTATTGGGAGAGTGATATGATGTCGGATTGGAGAAAATTATATGGAAAGATTTGTGAAAACCAAGAATTAGGAGAATGTTCAATAGGAGCCAATCTTTTATTTGAGCGAATTTTGCTAAAAACTGATGATGAAGGAAGGTTTTATGCTAACCCAAATCTTATCAACAAACTCATCTTCACAAGTAGGCAAGACATAAAAGACAGCCAAATTAAGAAATGGCTCGAAGAATTAGTAGTCAAAGGCCTCATAAGGTTCTACGAAGTAAATGACAAAAAATATCTCTTTTTCCTTAACTTCCATAAACACCAACAGTTACGTAAAGATATTAGACCTAAAATCTTTTTCCCTGAGCCTCTCGTTACGGATACGAAACGTCCCGTTACGTCTATGGAGGAATCCGTTGTATTAGAGGAGAGGAGAGTAGAGGAGAAGAGAAGAGATAGAGAGGAGAGTAGAGTAGAGATAGAAGAGATCGTTTCTGATTTAAACCTCGTTCTTGGAACTTCCTACAAATCCACTACAAAACAAACCAAAGATTTTATCCAGGCTCGCCTAAAAGAAGGTTTTACCATAGAGAACTTTAAAGAGGTTCATCGTAAAATGCTTATGTGTTGGGGGGCGGATTCAAAGATGGTTCAATATCTGAGGCCCCAAACTCTTTACTCGCCTAAATTTGAAAGCTATCTGAATCAGAAGAAGGCCCAGACTAAATTAACCGAGGCCGGTATTCATGCTTTCCTTGTAGGGCAAGAGTGGTTAAAGAATAAAGAGGCTAAAGAAAATGCTTAATAAAAATGAGTTTCTCAATATAATGATAGGTTTGTGTGATTTGTTTAATAAAAAACCAAGCGAATACATTATTGATTTATATTATGAGATTTTTAAAGACTTTTCATTAGATGTGGTAAAAACGGGATTTACTCTCTGTATCAAAAGTCATAAGTATAATACTCTTCCCAAGCCGGCCGAGATTTTGGAATTTCTTATTGAATCCAAAGAGGATAAAATGCTCAAGGCTTGGATGCAGGTTAATGAGGCCATAGAGAAGGGTGGTTATTATACAACGGTTGAATTTAAAGATAAGGTTATTCATCATGTCATAGCAGAGCTTGGTGGTTGGCAATGGCTTTGTTCTCAAAGAAAAGAAAATATGCCTTTTATTGAAAAAAGATTTTATGCTTTATATCAAGTTTTTAAGAAGAGATTGCCTGGCGAAACTCCAAAATTAGTTGGATTCATTGAGGCTAAAAATTCCGCCAAGGGATATTTTAAAGAAATCCCAGAAATCTTAAAGATAGGTTTTGAAGATCAATTAGTTATTGGTGTGTGAGTCGAAAAATTTAACCGTGTGGACGGAACAAAAAGGAGGAAAGGGAATGAGAAGAACGCTTCTGTTAGTTGTGGCAATAATGTTTGTATGCGGTCTTTTGTGTATGCCTGTGTTCGCTGAAGGTACTGGCTATGCGATTTACGAAACACCACATGAGGGACTAACACAGTTCATGAACGAACAGAAATTCATGCTACACAAGCACGATGCTCCTGAGAGAGAAAACCCTATGGGTGCAGGGGTTGATCTAATTTTGTATGAGTTTCAAAATACAAAATGGTTGAACGAAATAAAAGTAGAAGCAAGGCACGACTTTAGAAATAATGAAACAAGCGTGTTCGCAGTAATAGAAATACCGATCAATAAGTTATTTCAAAAGTAAAGAGTTCTTTCCACACGGTTATTTGTTATAAGGAGATAAGCTATGAATAAATTCGAGATGATAGAAAAATTAGAAAAGATGGGGTATAAAGTTACTTCAACTATTTGTAGATGTCCTACTCCTATACAAGATGAATTTATACCATATCATTGCCGTTCTTGTTCTCTTCCTATTATACCTATGAAAATTAAAAAATAAGAAATATCTAAAATAATAAAGACATGCCAAAAGGTAATTATAAGAGGAAAAATAACAGAAAGAAACCAGAGATCAAAACAACCTTAGGTCATGGAATGTGGGGCAAGGGCAGGGCCTATAGTAAAGAGGTTATCGCGAGACAGCTTAAAGGGGAATAGGAGGTATTCATGAGTGAGAGTATAAGAGATAAAGTCAAGGATGTTATTGCGGCAACACTCGGCGTTAATTTAGAAAGAATCGTTGATGAGGCTAATATTTTTTCGGATTTTTATTGCGACGAATTTGATCTTGTTGAATTAACAGTAGAGCTTGAAGAAGCATTTAAGATAGAGATTTCTGATGACGAAATGGATGCCATCCAAGACGTTAAGGCGCTTGTCGAGTATGTAGAGAAAAAATTAGTAGATAAGGGCTGAAAGGGAGGATGAAATGAGGGAAAAATTATTTAAATCTGGAGACGTTGCTTTACACAAAGCATCAGAAGAGAGAGTGGTACTTCTTGTTGATCAATTCGAACCACAGGGTTATGGAATATTAGATAGAAGACTATACGCCTGTCGCCATTATAATAAAAAAACAGGATTGTATTCAAAAGGAGAATTCTTTGTTTTTGAATTAGAGGTAGAACCATGAAAAAACAGAGCGAGATAGAGAAGCTAATTGATAAAAATTTTTATCTTGATAGAAAATTATTCATTGACGACCTCTACTCCGCCATTATAAAAAAGATGCCGAAGAAACAAATGTGTAGGAATTGTGGAACTACAGACGACGATGACCACGCAATCTCTTGTAATCCTTATCAAAGGGGAGAAATTAGACATCATAATAAATGTCGTCAACTCTGTCTCACCGCAATAAACAAGTTGTTTGGGAAGGAATAAATATGAAAAATTACGGAAAAGAAGTAATAATTGATTTGCACAATTGTAGTCTTGAGAATTTTAATCGTAAGGGAATCACAAAATTTTTTGAGTCGCTCTGTAAAGAGATAGATATGCAGAGAGAAGATTTACATTTTTGGGATGATCTGGGTATACCAAAAAAAGAAAAAGAAACTGAACCACATCTTGTTGGGACGTCTGCGATACAATTTATTAAGACAAGCAACATTACTATACACACTCTTGATATTCTTAAAAGAGTTTATCTAAATGTATTCTCTTGCAAAAGCTTTGATCTTCAAGTGGTAGTAGATTGTTGTGTTAAATATTTTAAAGGGAATATTGTAAATTTTCAGGAGATAAAAAGAATATGAAGTCATTAGAAATCAAATATGCTTTATTATCATATTTCCGTTTTAAACGTCAATGGCTTTGTGCTACTGAAGTCTGTCTTAGTGATGTATTGGTTATAGCCGGAAACCAAATTATTGAAGTTGAGGTTAAGGTTAATAAATATGATTTATGGAAAGGTGAAGCTAAGAAATTAAAACACAAACCTCCAGTAGGACTGCCGCCTTGGTGGCTTAATCATAATCCTAACAAGTTTTATATTTGCGTACCTGAAGAGTTGCTTGAAGAAGCTAAAAAATGGGTATCCGAAACAAATAATAAATATGGAATTATTCTTTACGTTCATCGTCATAAAGTTCAGATTATTAAAAAAGCTCAAAAACTTCACAATAATTATAGTCTTCATTTAGAAGAATCACTCATGAAACGAGTTTGTTCTGAAAACATAGGTTTGATCGAGAAGATTTTGGAGGAGGAGAAATGAAAGTGAAATTAGAGGAAAATAACAATATCGTTTTTATTGCAGAAACCAAAGAAGATAATGAAACATTAGAAAAAATGTGGGTTATTAGACATCATCTATTTGTTTGTAAATATTTAGGTGTTCGTAGAAAAAAACAAATTGCAATCCTGACTCCTTCTGTTCAAAAATTTAAGCTCAAAGGGTTATAAATTAAGGGGTGATTCATGACTAAGGCAGAAGCAATACAGATATTAGATGGATTACGAAAATATGGTTCTACTCAAGGAGCTTTAACACATAAGGGCATTGAAGCAGTTAGATTAGCCATTCAATCCCTTCAGCAGAAAGAGGTTGGATGTAAATGTAAATGTCATTCCTATCCGCAACACGGTAGTTTGCAAGATGCTCTTGATGGTCTTCACTATCTTGAGAAACAATACCGAGAATTGCAGTTACAGAAACCACAGCTTGAGGAGTTGGATGAGGAAAGGATAGAGAGTATTTGTATTAGGGAATTATGGCATCCAGATTTATTTGATGATTTGAAATTTCATCCTGCTGACATGACTGCTCGTAAGGCTTTAAGAGCAACAGCAAACATAATAACCAAAGCCATCTGCAATCGCTTCGGCACTCGTAAGTTGGATGTGGAGAAGGTATATCGAAAATTATTAAGATTTTTTGGACCTGTTTTACCTGTCCCTATACACTTAAAAGATTTAGCCCAAGCCATAGTAGAAGCACATGAGAAAGGGAAGATATGAATCATCAAGAACAGCGACTTCAAATACAGTTGGCCACATGGCTCGATCTTCAGGGGATCCTTCATTGTGCTTCATTGGGCGGGGTGCCTATGCGTAATGCAAGGATTGGTGGCATTATGAAGGCTAAGGGTTACAGAAAAGGATTCCCGGACCACCAGATCCTAGAGGCGCGCGGCGGTTGGCATGGGATGTTCATTGAGCTCAAGGTCGAAAATACTAAAAAGAATGAGGCTCAGGACCGTTGGCGTAAGGATCTTATTGACCGCAGGTATTATGCGATTAAGGTTCCCGGGAAATTTGATTTTTGGCAGGCGCGCGCATTCATTGAAAAAGAGATAACGGATTATCTTGAAGGGAGGAAAGTTTATGAGCATACAATATCACATGATATTTGAACCTTCGGAGATATTAATATTGAAACAGGCGGTAAGTGATCCGGCATCGTTGAAATCAGGGCTGTTGTATTTGAGCTATGTGATCTTTATAGCGGCAGGCTTTGTTTGGATAGAAAATAAAATGTTAGAGGAAGAATATAAGCGCGACCATGTAAAATGGTGGACAAAATTTATTAGAGAGCAGATGAAATTTAAAAAAAGGAGTTGTTATGAAAATAAAGAAGAAAAAACGCAAACATAAACACGACATCATTTGGGAGGACCCTTGTAGTGCTTGTGGGAATCAAGAAGGAGTTTGTTTTGAGTGTTGTAAGGATTTTTGCCGTATTGGATCTAATGGAAAAATAGAAGAGGCTTAAAATGAAAATTCCAAATCAAATCAAAATAGGCGGCCACAAGATCAAGATTAGAAGAGTCAGATGTGATAAAGAAAAAAACATGGGGTCTTTTGACAATTGGTTCCGATCAATTAATTTGAATATTGATGATATTAACGAAGATTCCTTAGCGGAGACTTTTTTGCACGAACTCTTTGAAGCCATCAATAGTCTTTATAATCTTAGTTGCGATCATAAGAATATAACTGTTCTTAGCGAGGTTTTGTTTGCTGTGATCCGGGATAACCATTTGAGGTTTGATATTAACAAATAAGTCAGATAGGCCTCCTTATGCTAATGTTTAAAAAAGAAACGAAGGTCCGTTCTATTACCGTTTTATGTCTTTGGTGCAAGCAAAAAAAGCGCAGGCGCATAATAGGGCGGGGCCATGAAGAAGGAGCAAATCGAGTTAAATTTTGCTCAGTAAAATGTCAGGTCGCAAATAATTTGAACATTCAATCCATGAAACGAAAAGCCATGGCGCGCCATTCCAAGCTATCATAACCAACCTTTCAATATGCGGATTGCTTCCCTCAGATCGCTGTTGGGCTCTCTGTTCTCCACGTATTTAATTAACCTTATCGCGCATTTGATTATCTCTCTCATCTTAACCCCCTTATGGCTATTTTCCTTTTGCTTTAGCGATTAGAGACTTTACGCCTTTTTCGCAATGTTCACATAACTCACTATCTGAACACTCTAATACACACTCTAATTCTTCTATCAACTCAGTCTTTAGAGCCTTGAGTTTCTTATTCTCTTCATACATGGTTGGAGCAGAGGCTATGAGGTTGGCGTTGGCTTCGGGGTGTCCTTTTCTTATATTGTGGTTAATATGGCAAACAATGTCAAAGGCTATGCCTATTTTTTTATGTGGAATAGTGATTGCTAGTGAACCCAATGTTTCGGTAACTTCCCACGGTCCTTTTGTATATGACATCTTAAACCTCCCTCACATCTACATGCACCCATGATTTATAGATTTTGACAAACCCGAACGTCTTACGCGCGCGCTCAGCCACTTCTTTAGGCGTAATGCCCTTGATTTTAATATCAGCGGCCTTGCCAGTCATGTGTTGGCTCTTGCGCGCGCCGCCTACAGCTTCATTGTGTAACTCACACCTATAGCCGGAAGTTATGGAAACAGCCTGGCCAAAATAACGCCTTAGCTCTTCCAATAGTTCTATGAGCTTCTTATCAACCTTGACTTCGCCACAATGTTTACAGGCGAACTCAGACTCTTTGAAATGCTCTGATAGAGGCTCCGCGGAGGCATGACAGACACAGCACAGCAATATGATGAGGCTGACGATGATGGCTGGCAATGAATATTCATACCACATCTTTTTAATTAGCTTATCTTCTGTTTCTCTTTGTAGCTTGATGAGGTCAAACATCTAAATTTCCTTTCTGTAGAAGATTTACGCCCAAGTTTTCGCTGTTTCATATTCCGGCATATCTGAAACAATGTCACAAGCCCAGCTATGCGCAACGTCTTCCATGAGTTTATATAAAACGCTTTGATTGCAATCTCCCTCTGAGCATTGATAGATCCAGCATTCTAACGCTTTGAAGGCCGCTATCTTTGGATAATTGCCTTCTAACTGAAATTTAAAATTGAGGGGCCTGAATTGATCCGCGGAATTGTCGTCATAGCGCTGGTTGACCGCACGGATGTTTAAACTAAACATGGCCCAACCTAGTTTTGTTCTGCCTTCTAAGGTTTCTAAGTCATAGCCAGCCTCAGATAGTTTTCTTTTAAGCCAGCTTCCGTCTCGATCATAAGCTAGTCCTGTTATTACGATGTTGATCGTTTTATCTTCTACTATAAAAGCGCTCATTTTTAACCTCCTTGTTATTATACATTGTAACACCATGCGGACAAAAAAAATCAAGCTGTTTTTCTTTTACTCTTTTTATCAATACGTAGGACCTGATTGCAATAAGCACATGATAAAATTCTACGATCTTTATACTCATCCATTCTGCAGCGTATGTGTAAACACTTACTCATCCCAAACCACCTCCTCCATGTTTTTTCCATAACCAGATTAAAAAATTCGCGACAGAGCGATCCATCCGGCGCGCGTCCTTCTCCAGCCGTTCTTTATCTTCCGTCGTGATCCTGAAAGTTATGGTAGCGTCTTTATTCATCTTGATTACAAGTTTACTACAATGTCTTGCATTTGTCAAGTAAAAAGATTAAAATAATTTCACATTGCTTTATCACACCCAAAAAAAACGCTTGACAGGTGTAGTGGTTGTATTGGTATAATAGTCTTTATGAAGTTTAAGAACTTATATTTATCAGAGTATAAGCCGGTCAAGTCTCTCTTAAGCATATCTTCCGCCAACAAGTGCCTTTTCTCCTTTATCATCTTAATATTGATCTCTCACTTTCTCTCATATCGTGCGGCCCTGGTGGGTTTGAGCCTTTTCTTATCTTCGGCTGCCTATCTATCAATAGTCTTCGCCTTAATCTTAAAAATAAATAAAATAAAAAAGGATCCGGATGAAGTTTAAAGCTATTATCAAAGACATCAAGATCAAGAACACAGACACCGATAGTTCGCTGAAGATGCTGGTTGAGATAAACAATACCAAAAACAATATTGATCTTAATTATCTTAATAGTCTTAATTTAAAGCTTGTTGACATATATCTCGACGAGGCCAAGACATGAGACGAGGACGATCAAAATATCCTTTGGAGTTAATAGAAAAAGACTTTTGTTATAAGCGTATGCGGTTTATAGATATAACGAAAAAGTATGGCATAAGCGGAGAGATGTGTAATTATTATTCTAAGAAATTAGGTTGGCGGAAAAAGCGTGATGATTATCTGAATGGGTTAGCAAGCGCTATTCATACACAGCAAGCCAAAGAGGTTAAGGCTGAGCACGAAGAGAGTTTTGATTTAGTAAAAGCACTCGAGAAGTTGCTTGAATTGAAACTTACACTTGAAACAAAGGTGATGTTTGGAAGTTTGACAGATGATAACAAAAAATCAGTCATGCACCTCATAAATAAGTCAAAAGATGGCGTCGGAGACCTCACTAAGACAATACAATTGCTTAAAGGCTTGCCAACAGACAATGTTAAACTTACGGATGAGGAAAGCCAAAGCAGGCGCAACAGGCTTATGAATATGGCGCGCTCTACAACCAAGGAACTTGTTGCTTCTACGAACTAGATCCTAAGGCACAAGATATTGTGGTTTGGCACCGGCACGCAAAGGCAGGAAAGCAGAAATGTGCCATAACTCATTAGTAGATAAAAAGATGGGAAAAACAACCAAGTTAACATAATGATTAAATGCGGAACTTGCAGAGGAGAAGGGTATCAAAAAGGCGCTTTTCGTGATGAGGTCGTCAAAACACACCCCCGGCGATCTGTAATAGATACCCTACACAAGAATTCGCACCATTTTTCAAACTTTTGGTTCGAGGCCCGAGATGGATCATAAATGGTGTTCTTTCTCTGATTTTTGTATCACTTGCGGCCTATCAAAAGAAAGATATGTCTCTTTAAACAAAATAGTTAGATTTTCAAGGGTGGTATTATGTTCTATCAAAAGTTCTTTAGGCTTATATTTCTTATAACTCTTTTATTCACAGTAGGTTGTAGCCATCAGCACATAATTGATTTTGAAGCGCATGAAGATTATTATAAAAGAAATTCGATTAATTATGAACAAGTTGTTCCTAAACCACGAACAATTTACTGGTGGGAGAATAAATCACCATGAAGTGCTTAGTTTGCTCTAAACCATTAAAACAGAATAACTTAGATCAAGTAGTTAAATACTGTTCTAAGCTTTGCAGGTTAAGAAGGCATAATAGGCGTAAAGGTTAACAATGACCCAAGCTACCGTTGAAAATTACACAGATAAGGATATATTGATTGATGAGGCCCTTCTTGTCCAAGAGAATCCTATTCGGCTTGTAGAGTATGAATTTCTCACCATTAAGACCAAATCCGAGCAAATGATTAAATTGAAGCTCAATTCTGTTCAGCAAATCATCATAGCCTTGATAAAACACTTCAAGGAACAAAATAAGCCCATAAGGCTCCTAATTCTCAAAGCTAGGCAAATGGGGGTATCTACCCTTGTCCAGGCCTTATTCTACGCTCTAACCTCACAGAAGAGCGGAATTAACGCCCTTGTGGTGGCGGATGACATCAAAGGATCGAACTATATCTTTGAAATGCAGAAGCTCTTCCATGAGTACCTGGATAATCATCTTAAGCCTAAGATCAAGCATTCAAACGAAAAGAAGCTGGAATTTGCCAGGATCCATTCTCAGGTCTTGATTGATACGGCCGAGAATACGAATGTAGGGAGGAAGTTTACTATTCAATACGCGCATTTGTCTGAGGCCGCCTATTTTCCCGACCTAGATAAGATCATGCTTGGGCTCTCTCAGTCTGTGCCTAACTCTCAAAACACCATGATCGTTCTTGAATCTACCGCTAATGGTGTGGGAAATGCTTTCTATAACCGCTGGTGTGAGGCCAAAGAAGGAAAAAGCGACTGGAAGGCCATATTTATTCCCTGGTTCGAGCTGCCGGAATATACTATGTTACTTGAGAACGACACGCTTTATCCGATTGATAACTTAAAAAGCAATAAAGTCAAGTTCTTAGAAAGTGAAAAGAAGCTCAGGGAGAAGTTTAATCTTACGGAGGAACAGCTTAACTGGAGACGTTGGTGCATTATAAATAACTGCAACGGTGAGGTTGATAAGTTCGCGCAGGAGTATCCTTCAACTGATATAGAGGCCTTCATAATGAGCGGGGCGTTGTTTTTTGATAGGGAGGCCATTTTAAAGCAGGAGGATAAGGCTGAAGAAATTAATAAAAAAGGCTATCCAAGGACCGGGAACATAGTCCTTCTTGAGGGGAAATATCTCTTCCGGGAAACCGAAGAGGGTCCTTTCAGGGTCTATGCTTATCCCGATCGGGACGACCAGTATGTCATAGGGGCGGACGCGGCAGAAGGCCTAGAGCATGGGGATGACTCCGCGGCCTGTGTTTTAAGTAAAAAAACAAACAAGACCGTATGCGTTTTTAATGGGAAAAGTGATACCGATGAATTTGGTGAAGATTTAATAAAGGTCGCTAAATTTTACAACATGGCCATGGTAGCCCCTGAGAATAAGGGTTATGGAACGGCCGTTTGCAAATATGTCTATAAAAACTATGGGAATATTTTCCGTAAAATCAGGGATAATACCGGCAAGATGGATGTCACGGATGAATTGGGTTGGAATACCAATATTGCCACCCGGCCGCAGATGCTCGCGCAATTCCGTGAGGAACTGAGAGAGGATGCCACAGATATTCTTGATTCTGAGATATTGTCTCAGATGAGGACTTTTATCAATGATCCTAAAAGGAACCGGCCGCAGGCAGAAAAGGGTAAAAAGGATGATCTTATTTTTGCGCGCGC